GCTTACACAGCATCTGCTGGTGAACAAATTTTTGCAAATACAACAGCTAACCCAATTACAATTACACTTCCTACATCACCTGCTACAGGAGATGAAATTACATTTATAGATGCAAGAGGAACGTTTAACTCTAACAACTTGATTGTTAATAGAAATGGTCAACCAATAAATACAGGTACATCAAACCTAACACTAACCACTAACGGTCAAGCTTTTACATTAGTGTATGTGGATGCAACAAGAGGCTGGGCTTACAAAACTAACACGGCATAAGGAGCAGAATAATGGCTCTAATTGATTTTAAAGTATTACCGGGAATAGACAAACAAGATACCGAATCTGGTGCAGAAAACAGATGGGTTGATTGTGATAATGTTAGATTTAGATATAACCTACCAGAAAAAGTTGGTGGTTGGTCTTCACTAATTTCAGACACTATTGTTGGAGTTGCAAGACGTGAGTTTGCATTTGTTGATTTAGAAGGTAATAGATATATTGCAATAGGAACAGATAAATTTTTACTTATATATTTTGAAGGACAGATATACGATATCACTCCAATTAAATCTACAATTGGTAGTGTTGTTATGTCAGCTGCAGATGCAACAAAAGAAGTATCACTAACATTTTCATCTAATCACAATTTACAATCAGGTGATATTATTTTATTAGATAGTGTTACAGTTCCAAGTGGTATCGGTTTAACAGATGCTGCATTTGAAGATAAGTTATTTCAAGTAACTAGAGTTACATCATCACTAATAGCAATTGTTACTGGAACACAAACTACAACAGGTGCCGCAGGTGGTGGATCATGTTCTGTTATTCCATATGAACAAGTTGGTCCTGCTGCACAATCTTATGGTTATGGTTTTGGTATTGGTCAATATGGCGGTACGGTTCAAAGTCCATTTACAACTACTCTAAATGGTGCCTTACTTGCAGATACTAATGGTACCGGTGGATCAGGAACTGTCATTAACGTTACATCAAACTCTGGTCTTCCAACAACAGGGACCATAGCAGTTGGAAATGAATTAATTACATATACTGGAAAAGGTACAAACACTTTAACAGGTATTACTAGAGGAGCTTTTGGTACTGCAACTTTTGGTACATCAAATGGACAAGCTCACTCAACAGGTGCAACGGTTACCGATGCTTCGAGTTTTACAGGTTTTGGAAGTGCTGTAGAAGCTTCTAAAGTGACTCTGGAACCAGGCCTCTGGAGTTTAAGTAATTTTGGTCAAGTGTTAGTTGCAACTATTGCTAATGGAAAAACATTTACATGGAACTCAGGTATTGCTGCAAGATTAACAACTAGAGCTTCAACTACCACAACAAATTTTCAAACAACTAATAATCCAACAGCAACTAGAGTTACATTAGTGTCTCCTACAACACGTCACTTAATTCATTTAGGTACTGAAACAACTATCGGAGATACTACAACACAAGACGATATGTTTATTAGATTTTCAGATCAAGAAGATATAAACGATTATACACCAACAGCTATTAACAGTGCTGGATCACAAAGACTACAAGATGGAACTAAGATTATGGGTTCTCTAAAAGCTAAAGAAGTAATTCTTGTTTGGACAGATAATGCTTTGTATACAATGAAGTTTATTGGTGCACCTTTTACATTTGGTTTTGAACAAGTTGGTACTAACTGTGGATTAATTGGCAAGAATGCAGCTGTTGAAATAGATGGTGCTGCGTTTTGGATGTCTAATAATGGTTTCTTTATGTTTGATGGTACAGTTAAATCACTGCCGTGTAGTGTTGAGGATTATGTTTATGACCAAGCGGATACTACAAAAGGTCAACAAATTACAGCAGGATTAAATAATCAGTTTACAGAAGTTATTTGGTACTACCCATCAACCAGTTCTGATTATAATGATCAATATGTAGTTTTAAACTATGGAGAAAAAGTAGAAGGTGGTGTTTGGTATATTGGAACAGAAGCCAGAACGGCTTGGATTGATGCAACTATTTATCCAAAACCTACTGCAACTAAATATATTAGCACTTCAAATGGTAGTTTTCCAGAAATTGTAGGTCAAGATGGTTTAGGTCAAACTACACTATTTGAACATGAAGTAGGAACTGATCAAGTTAATCCAGATGGTAGTACAACAGCAGTTACATCTTTTGTAAAATCATATGATTTTGATTTACAGAGTGAAGGTACCGTGGGTCAAGTATTCTTAGCTATGAGAAGATTTATACCAGACTTTAAAAACCTACAAGGTAATGCAAAAGTAACACTGGCTGTAAAAAGATACCCTCAGCAATCAGATACAAATACATCTTTGAGTCCCTTTACAATCAACACAAATACTGATAAAAAAGATACAAGAGCCAGAGGCCGGTTTGTTAATATCAAGATAGAAAATACTGATATTAGTGAGTCTTGGCGCTTTGGTACATTACGAATAGATATACAACCAGATGGACGTAGATAATGGCAACTTTATTTGATTTAGCACAAGCATATTTAGCTCAATCATTACCTAAAACTTTTAAGTATGATGGAACTAATCAACCTAAAATTCCAACTCCAGTTCTTCCAGTACAACCAATTGTACAACCAATTGTAAAACCTATAAATACTGGTGGAGGTGGTGGTGGAGGTATAGGAAATATTTCTACAAGTACTAAAACTTCTACAGGTGGTGAAAATTCTACAGGTGGTGGTATTACTGAATTACAAAAACAACTTTCACAAGGTATTGGTTATGATAATTTTATGAATTCTGTAAAAGATGATTATGATAAATTTTCTAAATCAAGCCCTGATTTTGTTTCTTTTGATGATTTCTATCAACAAACAGCTCCATTAGGAAAAAATCCAATAACAGGAGTAGCGTATAAACAACCGCGAACCATATCAGATCAAAATAACATATTAGGTTATACTTTTTCTGATCCTAATAAATTTACAGGTATTTCAAGTCTAAGAGACTTTTTACCTGGTGGTAAATATAGTTTAACAGGTATGGCAGCAAATGCTTTAAAAGGAATTAATGATAAAATTCAAAGCACTGATTTTGCAAAAGCTAAAACTTTAGTAGACTACGCAGACATAAAAAGTTATGGTGGTTATGAAGAAAGAGAAAAAGCTAGAGAAAAAACAAAAGCAGAAGCTAGAGAATTGCAAAAAGAAATTGATGCCGGAAAATTTGGTAGAGCAACAGATCAAGATAGAGGAAGAGGTGATTCAGGTGGAAGTAAAACTGGAAAAACTGGTTCAAAAGGTAAATCTGGATCTAAAGGAACTAGAGGAACTGGTATGTCTGGTTTTGGTGCAGGTGCTGATATAGGAAGTGGAAGTAAAGGACCAAGTGATAGAGGAAGAGGTCAAAGTAATGTTGGAACAAAATCTAAAGGATCTGTATCAACAAAAGGACAAGCTGGACCACCAAGTCAAAGAGGCGGTGGCGGTGGTGGCGGCGGCGGAGGCGGCGGTTGCTTCTTAAAAGGAACTTTAATTACAATGTTAAATGGAACTAGAAAACCAGTAGAGCAAGTTGATCTAGGTAATGAAGTTGCAATCGGTGGTAAAGTATTTGCAACAGGTAAATTCTTAGTTAAAAATTTACATGACTATAAAGGTATAAAAGTATCCGGTAGCCACATGGTTAGTGAAAATAACAAATGGGTTAGAGTCGAAGATAGTGAGCACGGTAAATTATTAGGTAATGAAGAACACACAGTTTATGTATTTGGTTCTGAAAACAGAAGAATTTTAATTAATGATATTTTATTTACAGACTACTTTGAAGTAAATGAACAAGATAAATTAATGAATAATGAAGAAGATTTTTTTGATAATTGGAAACTGTACGCAAAACAAGATAGTGGGAATAACGTAGACATTATTAATGCAAGCTAGAAAATGGATTGTAAGTAAAGATTATTCTATTATCTCTAATTGGTGTAAACAATATGATTGGGATAATGCTATACCTAAAGAAGTTTTACCAAAGGTAGGTATTATGATAATTGATAAAGAACCAATTTGTGCAGCGGGTTTGTTTATAGATAAAACTTCTAAGCTAAGTTTTATGTGG